TGGGAGCCAGTGAACAATGTTTATCTCAACCCTGAAAAAGAGAAGAATAAGGCGGCATAAAAATTAACTTCAGGCGACAACTCTCTTGAAAAACGCCGTTAATGAGTAACAGGAGAAAGGTATGAGGACAGGCGGCTACACGAGAACCGATATAGACGGCAACACAGAAACTGTTTCAGTGACTGCGCCGGAGGAACGAAATGCGGTAACGAACCAACGGGTGCGCAGTGATGCTGATCGCCGAAAAGACAAAGGCATGACGGTGCAAGCACCGGCCAAGATGCCAGCTGAGAAACCTGAAACCAGCACTGCTGAGACAGCGTCAACGGCAGAAACGACCAACACTACTGAGCCAACATCAACGGTAGAAAAGACCAACACAAGTAAAAGCGATTCAGCCAAGAACAAGTAGCCCTCGGCTCGTTCCACTCTCTCACGTTATTTTCTTCTAATTTCAATTTTATTGAGGACATAAGTCATGCGGCCTAATGCGCAAGTTATCACTGTAGGAAAGGAAGTCACCTATAAAACCGATGTTGTTCCGGCCAATGCAATACCCGTCAGCAACGTCGATTTTAAACCGATGCAAGGCTCTACCGTCGAGCGAAACATCACCTCCCCTGCTTTCGGGGCGAGCAAGTCGATCCATACGGCACCCTACTCGATGCTAAGTTTTGAGATTGAGGCAACGGGATCGGGTGCAGTCGGCACTAAACCGGCCTACGCGGATCTGCTTGAAGGAGCTGGCCGTGACATCAATGAGGTGGCTGTGACGAACGCGATATCGCTGCCAGTTTCTGCCGGTCAGTCTTCACTAAGCATCTATTTCAATTGGGATGGTGAGCTGCACAAATTACTCGGTGCGCGTGGCACGTGCTCACTCGTTTTCACTGAGGGCGGCTATCCAATGCTGCGCTTTGAGTTCGTCGGTATTCGTTCAAACCCATCAACGGTGGCGTTGCCAACTCCTGATTTTTCTGGATTTGTCGAGCCCCTGCCCTTTAACGATGACAACACCAATTTCACCCTGTTCGGCTATGCGGCGATTCTGCACAGCTTGACCCTCGATGACAACACCAGTGTCAGCCACCGCAATCTGCCCAATGATGAGAGCGTCAATGTTGAGGATCGCGCATCGGGTGGTCAAGTGACCATCGACATGCCGACAATTGCGTCAAAAGATTATCACGCGATCATCGCTGACCACACAACCGGCGCGCTGCAGATTGTGCACGGTGTTGTTGCTGGCAATATCTTGACCGTTGATTGTCCGAAAGTGCAATTGATCAGCCCTTCATTTGGCGACTCAAAAGGTTTTCTGACTATTCAGGCAACCATCAAAGCGCTGCCCAGTGTTGAAGGCGCGGATGACGAAGTCAAATACACCTGGACTTGATTCAGGAATAAGAAAATAGAGAGCTTACTCAATTCACAACCCATTGATCACAAGGAAAACGCCCATGTTCAAACTTAATTCTCAGCCCACTTTCAAAACCACGGTCACTGTCTCAACACCAACACTGCAAGGTGACGGCGAGGAGGATGTAGGCAGCTTTGAAGCGACCTTCAAAATACTCGCCGAGGGTGATGTCAATCTAAAAAAACAGCACTTCCTTGATGTTGCCCTGGTTGATATTGACGGCGTTGAGATTCCCGACGGCCTTGATAAAGATGCAGTCATTAAACAGATGCGTACGCTTCCACACACACGCTCAGCGTTGATGTCAGCCTACAACAATGCCGTGATAAAAAAGAACACGGGTCTGAGTACACTGATCTAGGTGCAGCTTGGGCCAGTGGGAAATATTCAGGCAATGAAACATCGTCTCAACAATCCCTCATCGATGATTTTTCGCTGTGGGGTTGGGACATTGCCACACTTCCTGAGTGGATGAAAAAACCGACAGAGACTGACTACGAATATCCTGAGCACTGCGATCAGGCCTTTCGAGTCTTTCTCATGGTGGCTAACCAGTGGCGGTATGCACCGGCAAGCGCTGAGGTGAGGCAAGGCGAGTTGTACTACACGCCTAGCCGCACAATGGGGCTTGACCTGACCGTTGTCTTCTCTGTGCTAGATCGTCATGACCTGGACAACCCAACGCAGCTGAAACTGCTGCGAGAAATACAACTGATTGAATCGGGCGCGCTGTCCTATTGGGACACGCACTGAGCTAGATCCTTCCTTTAACTTTTCAACGTAACTGGCATTGCAATGGCTCGTAAAGAATTTGAAACCGCGATCATTATCACCGGCGATGGCAAAGGCGGTGTCAAAGCTGTCACCGCCAATGCTGAGGCTGTTGAAAAGTACGGCGAAAAACTGGAAGTTGGTAAGAAGAAAACCACCGCATTTGGCAAGGCGCAAAGGAAAGGCGGCGAAGACGTAGGCAAGTTCGGTAAAGCTGTCGAGAAAGGCACGAAGCTGGTAGTCGGTGCAGCAGCTGCTGCAACGGCTGGACTGACTGCGATGTTCGTGGCCAGCTCGCGTGTCATTCAAGAGCAAGTCAGAGTTGCTGACCGACTCGGCGAAAGCACGCAACAAATCCAGTCTCAGGCCTTCGCCGCTGAAATGGCTGGCCTGAATTTTGATGCCTATGCCTCAACCCTGCAGGATGTCACCGTGAGGTTTCAGGAGCTCGCCGTTGTCGGCACCGGTGAGGCGGTTGACTTCATCGAGAAAATGAACCTCGACATCGCAGACTTTGCGAATCTCAAACCGACTGAGCTGATTGCCGCGCTCGGTGAGGAAATGGAAAGCCTCAACCGCAATGAGCGCATTTTGTTTCTGGATCAACTCGGCTCTGACAACGCCGTGATGTTAGTGGATGTCATCACCAAGCTCGATGAAATGGAACAGGAAGCCATCGCGATTGGCAAAGCGCTCAGTGATGTCGATTCAGAGCAAGTCAGGATGGCTGCAGACAATCTGCAAAAAGTCGGCGCTGTCTTTGAGGGTGCTGGCAATCAGATCACAGTTGGCCTTGCGCCGATAGTGGCTGACTTGACTGAGCGATTCTTTGATACGGCTGTCGGTGTTGGCGGTATTGAGACTGCAGTTGATAACATGGTCACGACGGCTATCACCGGCATTGGTTATGCGGCAGATCCTGTCGCTGATTTAATCAATCTATTAAAAATGACTGAGCTCGGTTGGACGGGTATCGGGGCCAGTGGCACCGCTGCCCTGGCGGGCAATGCCGAGGCGGTGGCGCAGCTTGTCAATCACGCGCTCAACCCTCTTACCTCCACGCTGTCTGCAATTGCCGACGGGTGGGGCGCTATTTTATTTGGGATGTCTCAGTTAGGCGGGCCTTTCGCAAAGCAGTTCTTAGATGCCTCAGACAACCTGTCAGCGTTTTCTCGAAGCGTGACGGATGTCAGCATCGATGCTGAGTTTTTTGTTCAGCTGCACTCTCAGATGAATAAGCAGTTGGCAGAAACGAAAGCTGAGTTCGATGCGTTGATCGCCAATCCACCACCTAGCGAAAGAATCAGTCAGTGGCTGGTCGATGTGCGCGAAAAGTATGAGCAGCTTGCTGAGGAAACGGTCGCCGCCAAAAATGGCATCATTGCTGCTGACGGTGCTGCTGAAGGAGCCAACAAAGTCTATGAAAAACTAGTTGATACCTTAGAATTTGAAAACACCTTACTCGGGAAATCAAACCTTGAACGTGAAATAGAGATCACGTTGAGAGGTTTAGGCACAGCAGCGACCGATGAACAACGTCGTGCCGTCACTGCGTTATTGACCGAGCGTCACAAAGAACAAACCGCGCTGGATGTCCTCACTGAAAAGACCAAACTTTACGAGAAAACGCAGCAAAATCAAATGGAGAACTTTCAGCGAAACTTCGCTGATCTGGTTCTTGCTCCGATACAGGCGGGGGACTTTAGTCTCAATGCGTTTTTTGACACTTTAGAGCAAGGTGCGCAGCGGGCACTGTCAGAAGAATTGTCGCGCATAGGAACGAATGCACTTTTTTCTGGCTCAAGCACGTCCGATGGCGGCACCTCTACTGGCTCACTTCTCAGCGGCGGAGCGTCGGCCTTGTCGTTATTCGGGGGCGGTACTGGACTGACCAATTTGTACAGCCGTGGTTCATTTGAGGCGGCGAACTTATTAAACGCTGCAGGCTTTGAGGATCTAGCCAGTATGGCTGGAAACCGCTCTTATGAGATAGCGACAGGAGGATTTAAGGCAGCCGCTCTGGATTTTGGCCTCAGCATAGCGGGCAGTTACGTCGGCGGTAAAGCAGGCAACGCCGTCGGTGAGGCAGTGTTTGGGAAAGAAGCCGAGTCCAACATCGGTGCGACTGCCCTGGGCAGTGTGGGGACATTGATCGCTGGCCCCTGGGGCGCATTGATTGGCTCTGCCATTGGCTCAGCACTGGATGTCGCGTTCGGCGGTGATGGCAAGAAAGATGTCAAGGCGGGCTTTCTAGTGAATCCCGCCGCGAGCACTGAAAACACTTTTGATGTTGACCCCTTCGCATCGGGCTTTGACCCCATCGCTTTTGGCAAGCGCGCCGATCAGGCCATTGTCACGCAGATCATTGATCAGTTTCGCTCTTTTGATGCCATTTTCACGGAAATTTCAAAGGCGGCTGAGATTGTCGTTGACAACTCATCAGCCAATTTCAATGGACTTGATGCCGATGCAAACCCTGGCTCATCGGGATTGTTTTTCGGTCTGTCCGGTGAGAACGAGCTCGGTCAACAGGATCTCAACGCACAGATTGCAAACTACCTCAGACAAGCCATTGCTGCCGTGTCTGGCCAACTCTCTCAGGATGTAGTAGATGCGGTCGCCTCAGCTGGCAATAGCGCAGAGAGCGTGCTGCTGGCTTACCGTGATGCCCTCGCCCTGGAAGGATTAAGCGAGGAGGAGCTGGCGGCAGCACGCGGGGATCTAGTTGGCGTCACTGAGGAGATGATTGCGGCGACGCAGTTGGCCGTCTCCAGTTACGGGGATTTTATTGACGGCTTGGTGCAAGAACAGGCCAAAATTATTGAACTGCAAAGCACCCTCTTTTCTGACCTGGGCACGGGCATTGAAACCGGTGTCTCTTCGCGTCTGCAGCAACTGGCTGCACAGCGCGGCCAATTCTTATCTGACCATGCAGAGCGCACCGCACTTGAGCGACAGCTACACGGTGAGCGTCTGGCGCAGTACAGTCAGCAGCTGGCGCTGTCACAGCGAATTGATGACTATCTGGACGGCTTAGTACTGGGTGATCTATCGACGCTGACACCGGCTGAGAAGCTGGCTGAAGCAAAGCGTCAATTTGAGGCGACTGCAACAGCAGCAGCCAATGGCGACGCGTCCGCAAGCTCGAACCTGACCGGCATCGCTGACACGTACCTCAAACTAGCGCAGCAAAGTTTCTCAGGCGGCGCTGGCTTTGATCAGATCTATGCTGCAGTAACATCGCGCCTGTCTACTGTTGGAGCCGTGGCGGGCTCTGCTGTGAATCCTGGCGCGTTCAGTGAAGACAGATATTTGCTTGAATCGCAGTTGTCTGGCTTACAGACTCAGCTTGCCAGCCTCGGTGATGTGCTTGGCATCGATGTCATCAATGAGCTGATCAGACTCAACTTGAGCATCGATGAGCTGCCTGCTGAACTAGCGGAAAAATTACGCTCATTGTTCACGGTCGAGCTTGAATCCTCCCTGCAGTTCGGTGCCAATTTTGGCGTCTTGAAGGATGCCGTCGTTGAGGCACTGGGCCTGCTACCACAAGCAACGGATTTGTCGAATAGCGGTGTGGCTGCGCAAATCGAGCTTTTGACGCAGCTCTCGCATTTCCCTGAAATAATCGCAGGCTCGCTGAGTGACACCGTGGCAGAGATAGCAAGGACGCTGATCGCCGCTGGCGCTTCACCGCATTTGGTGGCCGACAGTTTGGCGGCAGATCCAACGACTGCAGGGGCAGCAAATACTTACCTGGCTAAAACCGGTCAAGGCACATTGGGTGATTATCAAAGCGCCACCAATCCCAATGTGAGTAATGCGCAGATTGTGGCCAGCATTCAGAACCTGGGCGGGCAAGGGCTGACCGAGGAAGAAATTGTCACATCTGCGCTGCAGTATGCAGCAGCCAACGGCCTCGGATCGAAACAACTGGCTGAGGCGTGGACTGAGTTGGTCGGGCCGGTCAGTCAGGCTGATATTCTTGACTTGGCCGCCAAATACAACCTCCCCTCCTTCCGTACCGGTACCGATTTAATTCAACGTGACGGGCCTGCAAATCTGCACAGCGGTGAGATGATTGTTGATCAGCCGCGCACTACATTTCTGCGCAATGCCCTGGTCAATTCAGTCGCGGCAAATTCCCCTGGTGCGTATGTCTCAGAGATGCGACAGGTTGTCGGCGGGCTGCACAGTCTGGAGGGTGCTGTTGTTGAGTCGCTGTCTGCCTTGCGACGTACCGAGCAAGCGATTGCTCTCGACGCGTCAGCACAGCGCGTTGCTCAGACTGATGAATCACGGCAAATTGCGGAATCGGTAAGAGGCTTGAATCGAAGCGCATCGGGGTCGGCAAACTATGAGTAACTACACCGATTGGTACAGGGATGAAGGCGCTGATCGCGTGGTATTGGCCATCGCTGAACGTGGTGACAAGTCGGCTGCCAACACGCTGTGTCTGTCAACAACGCCTTATCATGACAGAAACACCAACGGCGGTGATGCCTGGGAAACAACCTACCGGCCTTTCTATGCAGGCATCATGAGCGCTGTCATCATTGATGAATCCAGTTCAGGCGTCACCGTCAGTGAATTGGATGTATTCAACGATGGGCGATTCGATTCAATTCTGACCGATGCAAACATGATCGGTCACAAAATGGATATCTATTTTGGAAATCCGACGTGGGACGCGCTGTCGAATTTTATGCTGCAAGCTCGGTGCCGAATCACAGATGTGGTTTTTAAGAATGAATCCATCTTTACTATCAAATTGTCACCTCGTGGGCCAGACCTAAAAACGAAAATTGGGACGGAGACTCAACCGGTCGGTTACGGCAGATGCAACAACGTCAAAGCGATACTGATTGACTCGGCCACTAATATCTATCGCGTCAATTCTGTGTGGACGCACGACTCGTTTGATGCAAACTCGGTTGTGTCCTTTTTCTTGCGGATGAATGGCGTGTTGCTTGTGGAAGGTACGCACTACGATCTCGTGCTTGATGGTGGCGGTGATTTCAACGGCGACATTGAAATGCTAACAGCCGTCACGGGCGAGCTGACGGCGGACATTAATTTTGACACCGTTTTTGCGAAAGGCATCAGGAATGCCCTCAACAATGTTCTGAGCGATATACCCGATGACGCGCCGTATGGAACAACACAGCCGTTGTTTGCATCGGGAAGTCACGAGGCGGGGGTTTGGGTGAACAAACCCACCGAGATTGGTCAGCTGTGTAAAGACATTTTTGGCAGTGTATTCCAAGATTTTTACATCAACAATCAAGGGTATGTGATCGGCTTTCAATTAAAAATACCGTCAAATATTGTGTCGATTGAAATCAATGAGTCAGACATACTTCGAGATGGTGTCTCAGGCATACGGCACATTAAATCTTTGCCGCCTGTTAAAAATTTCACTATTCGCTATGACAAAAATTTCACCGTGCAGAGCGCGGCCTCTCTGGCTGATTCATTAAATGACGATGACCGGCTCTTGTATTCGAGCGAATACAAAGAATTGACTGACAGCAATGTGCTGGCTGATTTTCCCATTACAGAGGAACTGATCGTTGACACCTTGCTCACGGATCTCACTGAGGTCACTGCAGAAATGGCGCGATTGAAAATTTTGCGCGGTCAGGTAAGGCGCTATTTTGAAATTGATTTGAAATTTTCTTCCGGCCTAGTTGGAATGGCGAGAACTGTCAGAATAAATGCAAATTTTCCTGCGTTTGCTTACGGCTCATTATTCTATGTCGTGGGTATTAGGCGCAACCTCTCCCAAGAAAAAGTAACAATCACGGTGTTTATATGAGTTTGCCCTCCAAGTTTCACATCGCATGGCAGAACGATTTAATTAACTACGTGCTTACATCGACGGTTGCAGCTGAGGCTGAATTTCCGCTGACCAATAGCCAAACTAAAGTCAGAGGCGAAATAACAAAGTTTGACATGACCGGCATCACGGAAGTGTCGATTCAGTGGTCTAGTGCGGCTGAGTACACTGCGAATTGTTTCTGCATCGATGATCACAACATGTTGCAAGATAACAGCGCCCGCCTGCGCTTGTTCCCTGATGAAGCACAGGCGGGCGTCGAGGTTGCTGATGTAACCAAAGAATCCTATGAGGCAATCCCGTGGGCCTCGGCCATGCCTGGTATCAATCAATATCACGGCTATTATGAGCCTGAGAGCAATCTAAAAAAGTCGGTGAAATTTGCTTTTGATACCTGCCAATACAAATCAGGGCAACTCGATTTCACCTGCCCCACTTCCAATACTGACGAATTGTGGTTCAGCAAGATGTACCTGGCTTTCGCTTATTCGCCTGAGTTTAATTTTGACTGGTCAAATCCTGCCACCGTTGTTGATCCGAGTCAGCATTTCCGGCAATACAAAGCGGGATTGCATACGCGCGATCTCGATGCACATCGGCGTCTTGCGTTCGACTTTTCCCACTGCACTGATCGCGACCGTGACGTGCTTGGCTACATTCTTGACACAGCCAAAAAAGGCGGCGATCTGTTGGTGTTTTCCAATCCCAATGCAGTCGGGCGCGAGGCCTATGAGGGCTCAGGTATTTTCAAGCGCATGAATGACACATCTTTCGAGGCTATTTATTCAGGCGCACACGGGCTGTCGCTGTTGTTAGAGGAGAATTAAAGAATGACCGATACAATTGATTTGAGCGTTTTTCAGATAGACCCATCGGCGCACGATCATCCTGAAAAAAATACCGCCTGTCTAGCTGCCACCGAAAGCAAATTGAATGAATTGACGGCCATATCAAACACCGCTCAGAGTAGGCTTAGTAATTTAGAAGCGGGAGGGGCAGACAGCAATGGCCAGATCGCAGGGTTTCTAAAAACCTATAACCTTCCCAATATTCAATGCGTGGACGTTTACACAGGCGAAGACTCTAACGGCTGGGAGCTGCGAACAAATCTTCCCTATAACAATGAAGAGGTTCCGGCTGGTGTTTATATGGGTCAATTTGCAGATCACGCGGCAGCAGTAGCAGGCGGAGCAGCGGTAACAGACTGGTACTACAACACTACCGACACGTATTTCTACAAGATCACCGACGATACTCCTGCATCGGAAGCAGGAAGCAGGATCTATCGGGCAGGCACAAGGCATTTGCCTTTGGTTAGGTTGGCGGTGATTTCGGGTACAGGAGCTAGCTCTCGCGGGTTCATATTTGATCTGGCAAACGGCGAATGCTCTATGTGGATGGAATTCATCGCTGTCGCCGATAGCTTAATTGCCCTTACTAGTTCCACCGCAAACCTAAACATTTCCGATATTAAATTCGACGGTCAACTGTTAGTTATGGCTGCCAATGGGGCTAACGGGAATAGCTTGAGGACTGTGGATTTTTCAAGTGAAGAGGCTTACCTAATCACTGCATCATCAAAATATGCAATCTCTGAGTCGCTACAATTAAGAAATGCCGCTGTGAATCTCTCGTCTCTCGGTAGTGCTTCAGTCATACCAAACAACCTAGTAAATTCGATAGCCACTTGGATAGCACCAAATGCCCCATTAGACCCAATAACAGGAATGCCAATTCCTTATATTGCTGGGTGCGGCCCAGACGGTGTTTTTATCATAAAGCCGGACAAAACAATTATTGCAGGCGCGTATACGAATACCCACGACTACGTAGAGATATGGTCAAACTACATCGTCACCTTGAACAGAGGAACCAGCCCTGATCGGCCGGATTTTTACGGGCCGATAGAAGCTCTCGCGGCCTCGTTCACTCCACACTTTTCTATCGATGATGGGTTGATGCTTGGCTATGGATTTACGAGTCTTGATGACATTAAGCCAGTGTCGGCAGGAAGCGAGGTGCTATATGCATCGCCGGACAACAAGTTGCTATTGAAGGTGATTCCCAACTTGTCTGTGCCTCTTAACAGGATGGTCGCTTTAATCGGAGAGGAGTTCAATACAGGCTGGATGGTCGATCCTTTGTGCGCTGTTATGTGTGACACGGCCACGGGGGATATTGCGGATACTGAGCTGGTCACAAATGGAGACATGGAGCTAGACAGCGATTGGGCAGATTACACTACCCCCACAACGGCAGAGAGATCAAGTGAACAAGCACATAGCGATGTATATTCTTGGAAAGTTGTAGCTGATGCTTCGCTTGATGGCATCACACAGAGCTTTAATGTCACAACTATTGCTAATCAACTTTATAAATTGACTTTTTGGGCCTACTCATCCACAGGCACAGTGCGAGTCAGATGGAGAAACGGAGCGGACAGTGCTTGGCTGTTCGATACTAATGTAACTCTAGGCGCTACGGACACATGGATAGAGGTTATTTTATACGCCTATGATAACGGTGGCACAGGCATGGGTGTAAGGATCGCATCAAATGCGGCGGGCACGTTCTATTTTGATGATGTATCAGTCAAAGCTGTTATTCCAGACCGCTCCGGCCAAGACAATCACTTCGATGTAGTAGGAACGCTCACAAGAACAGCTATAGTTCCGGGTGGCATTGCTGCGCTTAGCGGATTCAGTGCAGCCAATTATCTAATATCGGAAGATGCTGAATTAGATTTTAGTGGAGTAGCGTTTACTTGGAAGTGTGCTTTTAAAGTCGATGGCGCAAGCGCCACTGGCACGTTTATGGATACTGGTGGCAGCGGCGGAGCAGGCTCATATAGGCAATTCATAATGAGCTTTGAGGGAAAAATCAGCTTGCAACTAAGTGGGGATGGCACCGCATCCTCAGCCGGAGCATATGACGAAAATGAGTGGCACACGTTAGCGCTGCGCGTAAACGCAGCGGGGACATCGGTTAGAATTGCCGTGGATGCGATTGAAGTTATTAACGATACCGGCCTTACTTTTGACGCGTTTGCTTTCGCAGACATAAAAGTAGGAGTTAATGCGGCAGCGTCTAGTCCTTTTCAGGGAAGCTTGGCCTTTCTGAGC